TCCCAGTAATGTTTTACGGTCTTGACAAACTTTTGACAAATCAATTTAGGTATGACGAAACTGGTTCTCCGCGAGGAGTTCAATTTGTCATTCAAGATTTATCAATTACCGCACAAAGAAGAAACGTACGATTAGAAATAACTCGAGCAACTGCGCAGATTACGCTGCAGGAGATTCCAGTCGAAAAACAAGAAATAATTGGGATGCCAGTTCTAAGACACAAACCCATCACGCCAAAAGAAAAAGAAAAAGACAAGCCAGAAGCCGAGGTTGGTCTGGCCGAAGAATCCCTGACATCACAACCCAATCCTCAAGTTGTATACGCGACACCATGAGCAACACAGAAGTCGACTATCCAAGCCTTCCAGATGGGAAGTCTTTAAAATTAGACCCCAACCCCATACAGGGGTCGGCTAGAGATGTCCCTTTGGTTTTTGTGGGAGACAGCACATCTACTAAGCCTCCATTTTTGACAAAACTTAATTCTCAAATTTTGAGTATAAGCGTTAGTTATTCAATTTCTGCAGCGACTGCGGTGACTTTTTCCGTAATAGACCCTGGCCTTGAATTGACTTTACAAAATTATTTTCAAGTTGGACAGACCCTTGTTTACAGAAGTCACAAGACATACGACATTAAGTCTGGTTCTGGAGTTTCAAATGGTGGGTTTTCTACGGATGCTGCAGCGGAAGTAAACAATAAATATATGGCTTATTTTTTAGAAATAGCAGACGTGACAGTAGAGCAGTCTGAAGGCGCATCACCGACGGTGAGAGTGCAGTGCTACACAAAAGCAATCCAGCAAATGAAAAGGGACAAAAATCCTGGAGTCGTACAAGGAACTGGGAGTGATTTTGTTAGAAATGCAGCAAAAAAATATGGGTTGGGCTGCATAGCCCAACAAACATCAACATCAAGACAAATAACACAAGCAAGCGGGGACAACGTTGCCGATTCATTGTGGACTGTTTTGGAAAGATTGGCTGGAGAATCAAAAGACGAAAACAAAAATCCATTTGTTTTATTTGAGTCAGATGGAACCCTTTATTTTGGTACTCAGCAATGGCTTATGTACAAATGGGGGCATGACGCATATAAACATTCGTATTATGATAAAAAAGCAAAAGCAAATAAAGAAGTGACAAGATATGTCACCTACTTGCATTATCCTTCAAAAACAATAAACGGAGCGATTGACCAAAGATTTAAATTGCTCGGCTTGCCATCGATGCACAAAGCAGAAAATGACCCGATGGAGGGAGATGGCTCGTGTATAGTCGAGAGAACAAATGGCGTAAGGTTAAGACCAGGGATGACGGTTAATGTTGGTGACATACCATGGTTTACGGATGATTTTCTGATAACTGAAGTCGATTATGAGGAATTGGTGGCAGACCCAGTAAATGTAAGATTTGCCACTCCACCAAGACAGGAAAAAAAGATAAAACAAATAGCGATTGGGCAAATTTACCCTGGGTCGGTTGACTGGTTGACGATAACGAACTTACTTGGTGACCAGACAAACAAAAACTATAAAGGAAAGAGTTAGACATGCCTAATGACAAGACAAGAAAAAATCAAATAAATAGGGTTAAAGGGTCCTCTCACCCATTGATTGGCGGAGGAGTCTACAAGGGTGTCGTAAAATCTTTTGCCAATAATAGACCAACAATATTTGTTGAACAACTTGGATGCACTTTCAATCGGGTTGATTATGTCAATAACACTAAAACAAACACATTAAAAAAGGGAGATGTTGTTCTTTGCACTTTTATTGATAATCAAACCCAACAGATACACGTGATTGGACCACTAAATAAACGAATCGATGTATTTACTGATGTTCTCATATATAACGCGCTAATTGACCAGTTGACAACAGAATTAAACACCGTGCGGGCAAAATTGGTGCCGCCACTACCCGCCATTAATCTGTCCTCGTTTAAGCAGCCAACTACATAGGAGAATTTATGGATGCATTAAAATTTCCAATAACGTTTTCAAACGACACCAGAAGCATGGTGCGCCTACGTGACGGTACAGACGATTATATTAAGCAATTGTTGAGTATTTGCTTATTGACTGAACCCTTTGTTTTTCCATTCACTCCCGATTTCGGTGTCGCCGACCCAAGTTTCTCAACAGTTTCGCCAGAGCAGTTAATGATTGTCGCAAATAAGTTCATTCCAGAAATACGCATAGAAGGCATAAGTTCCACTGCAACAGATGATTCTGGCGTTACCAGTGTCAAATTCGTTTACAATAGGTAGCACTCATGTCAGCAGATTTTCGCCAATACGTCGACCTAACACCGCTTGATATTTCTCCAACGCAGGTTTATCTTGACGCAATAGAAGTTGCCAAAACAGTTGTTCCTGGATTTGAACTACGGGTGGGGACAATCGAGGATGCGATGTTTCAGGCTTTTGCCTACATGTCTGCATTAAACATTGGTGCCATCAATAGATTGCCAGATTCTTTGTTTTTGGGCGCAATAAAGATGCTTGGAACGCCATACAACGATGGCACAAGAGCAACAATGAGTGTCACCTTTACGGCAAACACAAATGATGGCGCTACCATTCCCGCAGGAACAATAGTTTCTTATTTGATTCAAGATGACGATTTGGAAATTCAATATACATTTGAAACAAATACACTACTTGAAATAGCAGCGAATACAGAAGGTGACCCACTGCCAACTGGTTCCGTTACCTGCACCTGCACAAACATTGGAACGATTCCAGTCATTCCGTCATCTACGAATTTGTCAATCCTCTCCTATAAACCAGACGTACTTTCTGCGGTTGCTGCTGGGAGTTTTGTTCAGGGGCAAGACGCAGAACCGCTTGATATTTTTCTAGAAAGGGGCGTTGCAAATTTATCTACAATGACATCCGCGCTCGTAACGGCAAGACAAGTCCAAAATTACGTTTTGGTTGAAAACCCAACTTTAATTTCGAGGTGTAAAACGTACGACCTAACAGACAAAGATGGAAGTTTTGGAGTTGCTGACGCCGCTGTTGCTGGACATGCAACTTTGTTTGCTTATGGACCGCAAAGACTTTTAACCGAATCTGAAAAAAACACCATAACAAGTGCCGTTGCTTTGCGTTCTGTTGCTGGAATGGATATTGGAACAGTTGACCCATATCTTCTTGATTTTAAAATAACCGCAACGATTCAATACTATTCGACGTTTGATGTTTCCGAAATAACAGAGGCGCTGACCACAAATTTGGTTAGATTCTTTTCTCCAGAATTCTCAGATTTTGATGAAGATAGACTTAGATACAACACAGTTCTTAAATTTATTTTAAATCATTCATTTGCAAAATCAGTGAGTTCGTTGAGTCTTGCAATTACAGATTCTGCTTCTGTAACAAACGCCGTACGAGAGGGTGCTGGTGCGTCTCAGACCGTAACATACACCGCAGCAAACACTTTTGCCGTCGGAGACACCGTAACTGTAAGCGGGATAACCCCATCTGGACTCAACAGCACGTCAACGGTAATAACAGAACGAACTGCCACAACATTTAAAGTTGTAAACGCAAGTGCCAGCGGAACATATTCTTCTGGGGGCTCGGCAACCGTAACGTTGACACCCTGGGGAGCGGCAAGCGGAAATGACTTTCTCTTTTCCAAAAAAGGAAGTTTGTTGAAATTAAGCGAACAACGAGTCGTGCTGACAATGCAGTCTGCATCAGTTTGATTTATGGACTTATCCAATCCAACACGCAACATAATTCCCATTGCGAATAAGTTTTACAAGTTTTCTGCTAACGGGAATGTTTTATCTCCAGAAACATATTCTCATTCGTGGACATCGACAAACTCAACACGTTCGGTAGTTGGCGACACAATAATAGATGGACTGTATTATTCCCTAAAACTCACTCCGACCACGACATCGTCGATGACGTGCTCGCTTTCTAGCGTGGTGCCACCAGATGAAGACATTAATAACAGAAAGGCTCAATTTCACTGCCAAATGTATCCATCCAGACAATCATCTATGTCTGGGCAGCAAGCCATGGTAACTGCAACACTCACCAACGTGACTAAGGGAACATCTGTTTCTCACACTCAAGAACTAATTTCAAATCAATGGAATGTCGTTTTTAGTCCTGTCATAGAAGTTGGTGACATTGATACTTCCGCAGACACTATTCAATTTGCGATTTCCCTAACGATTCAGTATCAACTTACAGACCCAATTTATATGTCTATGCCGCACATCATAAATGAGGTTGGATGGTCAAAAAACTTTTTTGTTTACAATATGCGAAAATTTTTGCCCACTTTCATATGGGACAAAGACAAAGTTCAAGAATACCCAAATTATCCATTTACTAAACTTTTTCATTCTTTTACACACACTGGCTCACTTGCGGCAAAACTTTATACGAAGTTTTATCAATACTTAAACAATGACATATCAATAGCAAACAGTAATGAAAGTTGGCGATACAGTCAATTAATGAATCCATCATACGTAGATGCAGACTATGTGGATTGGTTGTCTCAATTCAACGGCGCCCCACTATTCAGAAGTGTTGCAACAGCAGCGGGAGTTGAATCAATTGGCAACGTTGACACCTTCACAACGTGGCAATTGGAGAACGCTTATTTTGGTCGCAATGCTGGAACACTTGAGGCAATCAAAGAATGCACAAAACAGGTTTTGAGTGGAGAAAAAATCGTTCTGGTCTTCCCAGGTGGACAGTTCTTTCAAATAAACGTTTACACGCTCTTGTCAGAAACGCCTGGCGTTTCCCAGAACGGAGATACCTCACCAGAAGTTGTCGCCATAATTGAGAAAACCAAGCCGATGGGTTTCGTGTTGAACCACGAAGCCTACAACGAATTGCCATTGATTCTTGATGACCCAACTTATGGTCTACTCAACACCGCTCCGCTTGCATAACTGGTAAAATTGATATGACCATAAGGAGGGTTTATGGCTACCTCATTCGTTAAGGATGTTGCTGAAAGGGCGGCGCGCACGTTTCTTCAGGGTTACTTGGGTGCGTGGCTTGCCACTGGTGCAGACTTTGACGGTCTGGTATCGACAGACAACTTGAAAGTCGGCGTCGTCGCCGTTGCTTTGTCGGTTGCCATGTCAATGGGCCTAAAGAAGGTCGGTAAGAACAAGGAATCAGCAAGCGTCTTGTAATTACTGCCCGCAATTTGTTGGGCGCGTAATCTACAATTGGACGAAGTGATTAGGAGCGCGCGTCGATGCTTGCTGGTATTTACAACATAACTTGTCAGGCGGGCGCGACATTTGGTCGCACGCTCACGTTCAAGTATCCAGACCCTTCGACACCGCCAGCAGACCCGACATATCTACCGTGGAATCTCACTGGCTATACGGCAAGAATGCAGGTACGAAGAACAGTTGAATCAAGCACGACTCTTATTTCACTCACCACAGAAAACGGACGAATCTTACTTGGCGGTGCGACAGGAATTATTGAACTGAATATCACCGCTGCCGATACCTCGGCAATAGAAAGTTCTGGTGTTTATGATTTAGAAATCGTTGCATCAAATGGAATCGTCAGCAGAATACTGCAAGGTAATTTTACTTTGTCACCTGAGGTGACCAGATGAGTAACGCTGTTCCAAACCAAGTCATCGTTCAAGAACAAAGAATTGACGTAAATGTTGACGATGTCTCACCAAATCTCGTAACACTTACAAGCCTGACTGGTCAATTCGTTTTAACGAATCGCCATACCCACACACAGGCTTCTGTTTCCTCAACATGGACCATTAACCACACGCTTGGCGGCAAGCCACAGGTAACTGTTGTGGATTCTGCAGACACGGTGGTTTACGGTGAAGTACAATATTTAAGTAATTCTCAGGTGGTCGTGACCTTTTCGGCCCCCTTCTCGGGTTACGCCTATTTGACGTGAGGTAAACAATGGCTCAGAAGTTCTTGACGAATCTAAACCTTAATCAGAACCAACTGATTAGTGCCACGTTTGAAGTTTTGGCCAATGACCCGAATTCGGGCAATTTTGAGGGTCGCCTCATCTATAACTCAACCGAAGACACCATCAAGGTCTATTCGGGTTCAGAATGGCGCCGAATGGTGTACTCCGTTTCGTCGGTTGGAGCGAATGCGACGGCGCTTACCGTTACGCAAGGTTCTGGTGCGGTAACTCTACAACTTAATCTTGCCGATGTTGACGATGCGGGCTTGCTAACCGCCGCGCATTTCAACGACCTAACCGCCGCAACAGCGGACGCAACTGGCGGCACACTCGCCAAACGTGATGGTAGCGGAAGGATTCATGTCGGCACCCCGACACAGGACACCCACGCCGCCAACAAGTCTTACGTTGACGCTGCCCGCCAGGGTCTCGATGTCAAGAAGTCGGTGCGCGTCGCGACAACTGCGGCGATTAATATCGCCGAGGACCTTCAGGCTGGCGACGTAATTGACGGAGTAACTCTCGTCGCTGGCGACAGAGTCCTCGTCAAGAACCAAAGCACCGCATCCGAGAACGGCATCTACGTCGCCGTTGCGGCTGGTGCCGCTTCCCGTTCGTCCGACGCCAACGGAACCGCGGACACTGGCGAACTTTCGGGCGGCACATTCACGTTCGTTGAAGAAGGTACCACGAACGCAGACCACGGATTTGCCATTTCATCCAATGGACCGCTTACTGTCGGCACCGATGCAATTAACTGGACGCAATTCTCTGGTACTGGTTCGTTTACTTCTGGTGATGGTTTGGTCAAGGATGGCAACACCATCAACGTCGTTGGGACTGCGAACAGAATTACGGTCACCGCAGACGCGGTCGACATCGCCGCCACCTACGTCGGTCAATCAACAATCACGACTCTTGGGACAATCACTACTGGCACGTGGTCTGCCACAGATGTCGGTATTGAACATGGTGGTACCAACGCATCGTCGGAAGCGGACGCAAGAACAAACCTCGCCGCAGGCGGTGATGCTGGCACGAGGTCAACATCCGTTCCTTCGTTGGCTCGCGTCGTAACTCAAACGATTGGCAACAACTCATCTGCTTCGTTTACCATAACCCACAACCTGAACACAAGGAATCTGACGATTCAGGTTGTTGAGACAAATTCTCCATACGATACTGTCTTTGCGGACGTGGCAAGAACCAGCGTCAACACGGCGACTGTAACTTTCGCTACCGCACCCGCCACAGACGCGTACACGGTGGTTGTAACTGGTTAACAAACATTGACCTTGAGGGGTCAATCAGAAGAAACCGAAAGCGATTGAGGTCGTGGCACAAAAATTTACAGTTCCAATTAC